TATATGATCCATCGGCCTCTATCTGCTATGGCGATGTAACAATGTTTGATGAATGGGTGCAGGAATCTTGACCACCAATGGCCTGAGTCATTCGTGAATACGACGTAAGCATCAGACACTAAACTGCGGTTAATATGTTCATTAGAAGACACTAAACTGCACCTTGGCCTGTCTCGGTTGTGGTCTATGTCCTGATACCATTGATTCTTGCCATCCTAGTGCTAGGGTCTGTAATGCATCGGCACCATGTGAAGCCCAATCGTGCACAGGTGTGTCCTTGAAGACATTACGTTTCTCGTCGAACTCGCGATGATAGGATGCGATACAATTAAGGCCGTGCTCTGTCTTGTCTTCATCAAACCAGAATCTAGGGAACATCCGACGGATGGCTTGGATGCCTTCAGCCTTAGTCCTTGGCCTCTGTACTGTCCTGAATGATATGCCCATCTCTCGGGCTACTTCCTTTCTGCTACGGCCAGATGTGAGTTCTCGCACCTCGATATCATGCGGTGCTAGGTGTTGTCCGAGCATGACGTTATTGGTCGAGGCGTATTGATTGAGCCATTGGATATAGTGCTCCATGCCCTTGCCGTTGTTCTCATAGTACCCGATAAGCCGGATCTCTTTGCCTATAGCTTGGAATAGCCAAATGCTCATAGAGTCGCTTATACCCAAATCCCATGCGGTATGAACCATGAGGCTAGGTTCAATTGGTAGCCTTGTGACCCTTCCTTGATCCTTAGCCGTTGCTATCTGGTCGGCAAAGTATGCCCCAGCAATCTGAGCCTCAAATGATCCGTAGAATTCTTGCTGGATTAGAGCCTCTTCCATCCCTTCGAGTCGTTCCTGTTCGATGATGTCGGGAGATATGACAGGTGATCCGTCCGCTCGCTTGGTGTCCTTTACGGTTAGATTCTGACAGAACCATTCATTGCTAGACTTGGCCATCTGGTACAGTGAGTGGCCGTGATTCTTGCCTCTTGGCGTGTAAATGAATACAGCCCAACCACCGTTCTCAGCGAGTATCGGCCTGATATAGCCCCATGCGTTAGGGTCGCATAGTGACCACTCATCAAAGACTACTCCGACAGGGTTAGATCCGACTAGGTTGTTGTAGTTGTCCGATCCTGTTAGCTGCCACGTTGACCCATTGACCAACTCAATGACCATTTCCTGTGCACTGGTACGCTTGCGTATGGCTTCAGGAAAGACTTGGTCAAGGATAGGCCGACCTTCCGAGTCTATACCCGACCAGATAGCCTTCCTCGCTTGTGTTTGATGGGGGAATAGATGCCAGTAGGTACCGACCCTTTTAAACATCTCTTTAGCGGTGAAGTTTAGGGTAGCACTGCCCTTTCCTGCCCTACGATGCCAGACACAAACGGCCCTTTTTACTCCGCTATCCATAGCCCTAAAAAAGTCTATTTGATGCGGTCTAGGTTCCCACTGATAGGGAATAGAGATGTTAGGCATTCTTGAAATCTGAGACCTGAATCACCAAATCACCGCCATCTGCCCCTGAAATCTCTACAGCCTTAACGTCCCCCAAATACTTGCCGATCAACTTCAACTTGATATCTGCCGCAGCCTTCAATCTCTGCACCTGAACAGAATCTAATTCCCCATTTAGATCGGTCAATTTTTGTGCGATATCAGTAACATGCTGAACATGACCCTGTGCAGATAATTGCTCTCTGAGTGCTTCCTGCCTGATAGATCTATTCTTATTTGCTGCCGTTGTTCCCATGGTGTTTACCCTTACCGAATATCTTATCATAGTTCGCTTGATAGGCCGCATTTGAGGCCGAATTGTACCGCCTAGCGTGTGACCCTTTACCGCCATGATCCCACTCGGGAAAGTGACGATTAACTGTTTCTTTATCTAGTTTATTTCGATGGTCTGGCACGTTTCACCCTATTTTTACCGATATATGCTGTTTGGTTATTAGCTTATTCCAAAACGGTATTAGACAAAGTTTAATATATAAATTATTGTTTGATCCGTGGTAACAAATTATAACTCAATCAGCAAGGAAATACACATGATCAAAGCAAACCTTTACAACGCACCCAAAGCCCAACAGATAGACGGCAAGAAAATGATCTTAGAATTATCAGACGGTCAGCGCTTCAACGTCAAGGGTTCAAGAGAAGCAAACAAACTTTGCAAGGAGTTAAACGCCAAGCCTTGGAATTTCTAAGGCTTCGGGTCTACCAGTTAGGGACTGGTACTGACGAGGCCATCAGGCCGAAACCCAAACAGCAAGGAGTAACACCAATGAGAATCACTAGAAAATTTTTAGAAGCAAAAGTTGCATACCTTAACCAATACCTAGGCCAATCAACCGAGGCATGGACAAAGCAAGCCGACGGAAGATATCGCGCTAATGTTGGCACCTACGTGCTAGACCATAACTCAATCTATGGCGGTTATTGTCTTAACCGTATCTGCACCGAGGGCGGCGGCCAGTCGCATGCTATCAGTTCTAAGCGCGTTCCCGCTTCACAAATGGCTGATCTTATCTCAGCATTCCTCGAAGGCATGCTTTTGGAGAATGAAAGGCTAGATCGAGAATACGCAGAAATCGCAGCCCGTCTGACAGCTTAAACCAATCAATCAAGGGGATTATATCATGCGACATTTAGAAATCATCAAAGACCAATTCAACCTAGACTATGACAACCACGATGCTTGGGGTTCGGCTATGGCTTGGCACTTTGCGGTAGCTGACTATCTTCACTGGGCGCTTGATTCGGACACGCCTAGCGAATGGCAGTATTCACCCTCGCCTTTTGGCCCCGATGATGAGAACCCACAATATCAGATTATAGCAGAGATTGGGCCAGATACCGAGGCGCTTGAACACTTCGGCAATGTCCTCCATCGATTCTCTCAATACCTAGACAGCAAGGGGGAGTCATACTAATGAACTATGACGACGAAATCAGCGCCGACGATATCTTGACCGCAGCGGGCAAATACAAAAAATATATCTCAGGAATTGACTACTGCGACCAAGAATACATGGTTTGGCTCAAAGATGGCTACCAAATCGCAAACTATAACAGCACCATTTGGGTCATGGATTCAACAAAAGAGGAACTCGACACATTTGCAAGCATCATTGCATCTATCGAAAAAATATCACAACAGAGGGCGACAGCATGAACCGATTAACAAAAATCAGCATAGCCGTAGCAGTAGTCGCGGCTCTACTGTGGATCTCAACCAGTGACTACAACCATGAGGTAGAAACGTTCAACCAGTACGTCGAGGACGTGTGCGCTGGATATCATCCAGACTTCAACAATGTGCAACCAAAATGCGAGGGCAAATAATGGAATTTCCATATGAAGAAATTGAACGATATGAATTAGCAAGCGAGATTCCCGACAACGTAGACCGATCCCGCTTGTGGTCTGTAGCGATCTACGACACCGACTGCGATTGTTGCGCGTACCTGTACGGGCCCAGTCAAGATCACGTCAATGTTTTCTATTGGGTATTAACTCAGGAGCAACACGACGGGCAAACATACTATGAGGAAATGGCACACATGGACAGATGCGAGGTTGCAGCATGAGCAAGACGGAGTTATACGAATTTATATGCGAAATTAGCTGTAGAGTAGCCGATGATGACGATTACGAGGATGATTTGCTGCCACAGTTTGAGGAGTTATTAGCATTTATTGAAGGGGGTATTATATGAGACCAAGCCGAAACGAGATATTGCAAGCATGGTTGACGCTGGTAAAGATCAAGGAATATTACGATCAAGACCGCCTAGATTCATGGGACAGGCAACAGATATTTGATGTGCTGAGGATACTGGATCAACTACAACAGGAGATGTGCCATGTGGAAAGATAAACTTTTGGTACCTAGATACACAGGCGGGGCGATGATAATTGCTTTCTGTGTGGGCTACATCATAGGCGCAATGCTGATGTGACTACCAAGACGGCTTCTTAGGGTCAGCCTTTGGAGCCGTTTCCCTTTCAATCAAGATCTCGATGTAGTGCGCTGCCTTCCTGAGATCTTCAACTCCACCTTTATCACGCCAC